ACAAAATACCAGTACCCCAATACCTGAAAAAAATGTCAGGGGTAGACCTTCCAAATTCTCTCAAGAATTAGCCGACGAAATCTGCAACCGACTCTCTCACGGCGAAACCCTACGCTCCATCATTGCCTCTTCCCCTCACCTCCCTGAACGCAGAACAATCTACGCTTGGCTTGACGCCCAGCAAGATTTTCAACTCCAATACAAAAAGGCCAGAGCAGAGCAGGCCGACTACTACGCCGAACTTATCGTAGACGAATCCTTCTCCTCCCATGACGCTGGAATTGGACGCCTCCGAGTCGATGCGTTGAAATGGGCAGCATCCAAAATGGCTCCCAAGAAGTATGGTGATAAAATCGAGATCGATACCGCACAACCAATCACTCTCGCATTCCAGCTACCATCCCGGTCAGCACAGCAGATTGAATTGGAAGAGTCTAATGTACTCCCTGATAGATTCAGCAAATAACAGTCTTATACGCATCGTAAAGAATATGCCCAAATTAGCACCATCCAGAAATCTAGTGCAAGTCCATACTGTCACACAACTTAACCTGCACCCTCGCACCATAACTTCCGATAAACGCACTAGTAGATAATTGAACGCACTTTTTATGCAAACCACAGAAAACCAAGACCAAGTACCGTATTCCCTCTTTGTAGATAGCCTCTGCAAGCCGGGAATCGACATCCTAGTCCAAATGCAACCCGCCGAAGCCCACCTCGTCCACATGGCAATGGGCGTTGCCGGGGAGGCAGGAGAACTCCTAGATGCCATCAAGAAAGCAACAATCTATCGCAAGCCCCTTGACCGGGAGAATGTCCTAGAGGAGTGCGGCGACCTTTTGTTCTACATTCAGGGGGTCTTGAACTACTACTCTGTACCAATGGAGGAAGTGATCGAATTAAATCGTTCAAAACTTCAGAAGCGTTATTCGGAGGGGAAGTACACCGACACACAAGCAAACAATCGAGCAGACAAACTATGAGATTTCACATTCTAGGACTACCGCACACCGTAACAAGCAAGGAATTCAACGCCTGTGCTTACACGCAGAAGGTTGTTAAATTCGGCAAAATGATGACTGACCGAGGGCATGAGGTACTGCACTACGGTCATCGAGACTCTGACCTGATCTGCACCGAGCATATCCCTGTGCTGGAGAACGAGGACTGGCAGGTTGCCTATGGGGATCACGATTGGCGCAAGACCTTCTTCAAGTTCGATGTCAATGACCATGCCTACCAGACCTTCTACGCTAATGCCATCCGAGAGGTAGGGAAGCGCAAGCAACAGTTTGACTTCATCCTTCCCTTCTGGGGTAGCGGAGTCAGGCCAATCTGCGATGCCCATCCTGACCTGATCTGCGTCGAGCCGGGGATTGGGTACGCTGGAGGTCATTGGGCTAGGTGGAAGGTCTTTGAAAGCTACGCCATCTACCATGCTTATGGTGGAATGCAGGCAGTAGGGAATTGCAGGCAGGACTGGTACGAGGTGGTGATTCCGAATTACTTCGATCCAGAAGACTTTACCTACCGAAGCAACCATGAGAAGGAGGACTACTTCCTCTATCTTGGACGAGTCTACAGCGGCAAGGGGTGCGATGTGGCATTTCAGGCGGCGGAACGAGCAGGAGTGAGGCTAGTGGTGGCAGGCCAGATCGAGCCGGGGTATAAGATTCCAGACCATGTCGAATACATTGGCTACGCTGACATCGAGAAGCGGCGTGAGTTGATGAGCAAGGCTAAAGGTTCCCTCATCCCTTCGCAATATGTCGAGCCATTTGGTGGGGTCCAGATCGAGAACCTATTCTCTGGCACACCGACTATCACCACCGATTGGGGTAGCTTCGCAGAGAACAACCTGCATAGCGTTACAGGATATCGATGCCGCACGATGGGAGACTTTGTGGCGGCAATCCAACAGGTCGAGCAAGGTATGATCAAGAGCATCAACTGCCAGACATGGGCAAGCAACTTCAGTCTGGATAGGGTTGGGGCGATGTACGACAAGTATTTTGCTGATGTGCTGGATGTCCATGTCGGCAAGGGATGGTATTCGGACTGCAACGGGATCGACGCGATGAGGAGGGTAATGCCATGAGGGTTGCGCTACTGGCATTGTTGTTGGTTCTGGCAGGGTGTGCTAGCGTTCCACCAGTCGATGTGCCACCGTGGGTAGGGAGGTATAAGAATGCTTGCCTGCCAGAAGCGGTGGTGATGCAGGCAGGGCTGGAGAAGGTTGGCATCAAGAGCAAGGTGCTGATCTTGGAGACGAGCAGATGGAACCATGCTGTTACGGTGTATGTGTACAAGGATCGCTTGTTCGTTTGGGATTCGCATTGGAAGAGCAATCAGGTTCGGGCATGGTTCGATGATCCGAACATGGTAGGGCGGAAGTGGCTTGAATGGCTGAACCAAGATGCCCTGCTTGTGAAGGCATATTACCTATGAAACTTTGTCCCGTTCTTTTGTCGGACGAGATCGAATTGATCAAGCGCAAGGAGGACATAACCACCTTCGGACCTTCTCCGTTGGACTCCTGCGGCGGGATAAACAAATTTAAACTATGAAAGCAACACTAGAATTCGATTTGCCTGAAGATGACTACGATGAATTGGATTGACTACGGAATGGGGTTGGCGAAGGCGGCATCGATGCGAAGCAAAGACCCGTGGAGGAAGGTTGGCGCGGTGGTCTTGCGGCATGACAATTCTGTGGCAGGGGTTGGGTACAACGGGTTCCCGGCAGGGATGGTTGAGGACTGGCAGGATCGGGAGGCAAGGCGGAAGTTTGTGATCCACGCCGAGGCAAATGCGTTGAGGTATTGCAGTCCGGGAGAGGTTGGGGTGATGTGCGTGACAACGCTACCTTGCAATGAGTGCTTGAGATTGGCGGCGGGATATGGGATTCGGAAGATTGCGTATGGGGAGCGGTATGAATTCGATGACACGACGATTGGAATCGCGAATTATTTTGGGATTGACTTGGTATGTGTGAAATGAGTGGCAGCAGAGAACTGGGAACTAGAGAACTGCTATGCAAAATGATTGAGTGGGCAGTTTTTGATGCGACAATTACTACTGTTTATGTTGATCCGTACAGGCACAAGGAATCGGAGAGTGACAGGGAGGATGCGCTAGCGTGGATCAATGGAGAGAGGGAAACTCCAATTCAGTTTGAAGAGGTTTGTGATGCGCTAGGGTTTGATCCAGAGATTTTCAGAAAGAAGTCAAGAATTAAAAAAAATGAAACCAGCATTCACAAAAGCGAATAAGTACATCTTTGATCCGAGTGCGTGGAGTTGGTCATTGCCAAGCGGCACTACCTGCCCCGGAGCGGTTGAGTGCCTTGCCAAGGCGGATCGGGAGACAGGGAAGATATCGTATGGGCCGGGGATGAAATTCAGGTGCTATGCGGCAATGACCGAGAGGTATCCTAGCGTGAGAAAGCGATTGTGGTGCAATTTCGATGCGGTGCGGGGGAAGAAAAAAGACGAGATAAAAAAAGTCTTGACTGAAGCATTCCCAGAGAAGGCGAAGTTGATTCGCATCCATACTGCTGGAGACTTTTTTTCGCAGGAATATTTTGACGCATGGTTGGATTTTTGCAGAGAAAAACCAGATGTCAGATTTTGGGCGTTTACAAAATCGTTGCCGTTCTGGATTGCGAGGTTGGAAAGTATCCCGTCGAATCTGGAGTTGCAGGCAAGTTATGGTGGGAGACATGACCATCTGATTGCAGAGCATAATTTGAAATTTGCGCGGGTGGTGTGGTCAGAGGACGAGGCCAATCGGCTTGGATTGGTGATTGACAAGGATGATCGAAGGGCGGCATATCCGGGACCATCGTTTGCGTTGATGGAAAATTTTACTCGAAATAAAAAATGATTGACTACCCGAAGTGGGCTTGCGTGGAGTGCGGAAAGAAGCATGGAGTGAAGATGCGAGAAGTTAGCACTTGGCACTATGGCAAGTGCGATGTTTGTCAGAGTAACACGCAGGTTACTGAACCTCGCGACTACGGACATTTCCCGAATTGGTTTCAGCAGGAGAAACAAAAACCCAAGAAGAAAAAATAACATGGCATATACAAAAATTGGATTGCGAGAGAGGATCAAAAATCGGTTGATGGCAGGATCGAAGGGCGGCGACCCCGGCGAGTGGAGTGCTAGGAAAGCGCAGATGTTGGGGAAGGAATATAAGGCGGCTGGAGGCGGGTATAAGGGAGCAAAGACCGAAGGGCAAAAAAGCCTGAC